TAAGCTAGTACGAGCATAAAAAGAAATGATTCAAGCACTAGTTTATGGCAACGGCGGTCAAGAGTCAGAACGAGCAAAGATGGTTCTTGAAGCATGTGGTCAAGATGTAAAAGAATTTTTGCTGGGTGTTGACTTTAGCGATAAACAATTCCGAGCAGAATTTGGCAAAGATGCAGAGTATCCACAGATTGCCATTGGTTTAGACCACCGTGGCAATTTGAAAGAAACTCTCAAGTACATGAGTGACAAAGGTATGTTTGTATAAACTGTATCACATATTACAAAAGAACTTGACTATATAGTATGTTCGGTCTATAATGACCATACGTTCATCCACATGTTAGCACTCCTGCTGGCATTCACCCTTGCCCATCATGCCGACGACTCACCCTACGGGTGGCACATGTCGTGTGAAAGGTTCCTCCAAAGACGAGCAGAGATCCAAGCAGATCCACACCTAGACCTACGGTCGAAGTTGAATGTAATTGGGTATCTCAAGACAAAAGTGGAAGGTGAATGTACTGGATTGTATACATAGGACGCAAGTAAGTCGCGGAACGGAGCGTTCATCCTATGCTAGAACTCTTGCTGTATTCAACTTTATCTTGTCCAGATGCTGATGCTTTGATGCTTACCATCAATAAGCAAAAAAATCTAGACGCAGAGATAAAGATTGAATTAATAGAAACCGTAAAGGAATCAACACCTGAGTGCTACTGGGACGCAAACGACTGAAGGAACGGGAAAACGGATCCAGCGTAAGCTGAGAAGGTTAACTTTCCATTCATTCAGGTAACGACAAATGAACACACTCACACTGATCAAAAAGCAAATCGAAAAAGCAGCAGCACTTCACGACGCACAAATCGCAATGACCACCTATCGTGGTGTCCGCTATGAGTGTCAGCAAGGAACTGATGAAGTACATGGTACTTTCTGCTATCGTGGTCACACTTATAACAAGTGATTGCCAAACTAATTGAATAGTGTTAAGATGGGAGGGAAACCTCCCATTTTTTATGGATAGAGAAAAACTAAAACTAATTGTGAGGAATCTAAAGTCTCTTGTCGATGCACTAGAGTCTGAGGTATACTCAAATGTGGATGCATACAAGGTAGAAAACTTTGATGATCCTGCACCTAATTACATAATAGATTACGACGAGGTATTTGAAGACGATGACAATTAATACTGCCAAACTGATTAGTGTCACACCTGATGCTGAAAAACATATGGCATATTGTGCCCGTGTGAGCAACCCAGCAAACCAGGAGAATGAAAAGTTCTCTGGTCTCTTGAAGTATTGTGTGAAGCATCAGCACTGGTCTATCTTTGAGCAGGCATTTATGACTCTGGAACTCAGTACAACCAGAGGAATCGCAGCTCAAGTGCTCCGGCACCGTTCGTTCACATTTCAAGAATTTTCGCAACGGTATGCAGATTCATCTCTACTCACTGATAAAATTCCTCTTCCCGAACTCCGTCGTCAAGATGAAAAGAATCGTCAAAACTCTATTGATGATCTAGATCCTTTTGAGGTTCAAATTCTAGAGAAACAAATGATGACTTTGTTTGATTCCTCTATGGCACTCTATCAACAGATGCTGAAACGTGGAGTGGCAAAGGAGTGTGCTCGCTTTGTGCTTCCACTCGCCTGTCCCACAAAAATTTACATGACCGGTTCTGTAAGATCATGGATCCATTATATCGATTTGCGTTCTGCTAATGGAACACAGAAGGAGCACATGGATCTTGCTCTAAGTGCAAAAGAGATTTTTATCGAACAATTCCCTGCCGTCGCTGAGGCGATGGAGTGGATTTAATAAATATTAGAAAAGGATTGAACGTTTATGCCAACGTACCCCGTTATTAATAGAGAAACAAAAGAAAAGAAAGAACTCAGTATGTCTATGAAGGCATACGATGAGTGGAGAAAAGAAAATCCAGAGTGGGATAAAGATTGGTCAGCAGGGTGTGCTGGAATCGATACAGAGTTTAAGTGGACAGGAGAAGCAAAGTCTAATGGATGGAATGAAGTCCTAGACCGTGCATCCAAACAACCGGGTGCTACGGTCAGCAAAAACCGTTACTACGGTTAATTCTCCTCCCATTAACTTCTAATTACAGTTTATGCCTGCAAAAAGAAAGTCCCAGTCTCCTATTGTTCCATTTGGAATGAGTAACAAGCATATGAAAAGAAAGAAACCAATCAATTCAGATTTAATGAAATCGATTGATCCTCTTACAGAGAATCAACAAGAACTTTTTCGATGCTATAAAAACGATCAGAACATTGTTGCTTATGGTGCTGCTGGTACAGGAAAGACATTCATCACCCTCTACAATGCTCTGAGAGACGTTCTAGATGAAAAAACCCCCTACGAAAAGATCTATATCGTTAGGTCTCTTGTAGCAACTAGAGAGATCGGTTTCCTGCCTGGAGATCATGAGGATAAGTCTTCACTTTATCAAATTCCATATAAGAATATGGTGAAGTATATGTTTGAGTTACCAACCGAAGCAGACTTTGAAATGCTTTATGGCAACCTCAAAACTCAAGGAACCATTTCTTTTTGGAGCACGTCTTTTATTCGTGGCACTACTCTTGATAATGCAATTATCATTGTAGATGAATTTCAAAACCTGAACTTCCACGAACTTGATAGTATAATTACAAGGATTGGTGAAAATTCAAAGATTATGTTCTGTGGTGATGCTACTCAGTCGGACCTTGTTAAGTCTGCTGAAAAAAATGGCATTGCTGACTTCATGAGAATCTTACGTATCATGCCCTCTGTTGATATTGTTGAGTTTGGCGTAGATGATATTGTACGCTCAGGTCTTTGTAAAGAATACCTTGTATCTAAAATGGAGTTAAATTTATAATACAAAATAGTGGACCAGTATTACATTCATAATTTTAAAAGTAATTTTCCAGAGACTCCTTTTGCCCCGACTTGGAATATATTTTTGATAGAAAAAGTTTGGGATAATATTGACTGCGAAAAACTTTATTCTTTTTTGATAAAACAGGCTAAAACAATTAATAAATTAAATCCTGTTATTATTGAAAATAAAGTATCTGATGGTAATACCAAACTTGGAAAAAGAAATATCATGTCTAGATATTCTCTTTATAATGTTTTCAAATATGAAAATGAAGAGTTATATAAACTAAAAGATTGTATTATTGAACAGCACAATATTTTATGTGAGACTCTTAAAATTCCTTTACCTGAATATGTATTTTTAAATGGTTGGATTAACATTTTGGGATTTGGTGAAAAAGTTGGGATGCATATTCATTCAGTAAATTCGAAATGTTATCTTGGTGGTAATTTTTGTGTCAAGGTAAATAAATCTGAAACTGTTTTTGTTAATCCTGTCAATCAAATAAACTATCCTGAAACTTATCATTCAAAAAACGAACCAGGTAAACTTACTATATTTGAAAACAGAACTCCTCATTATTCATCTAGAAATTGGAACTTCGCAAAAAGAATGACAGTTTCTTTCAATCTCCGTATGCACGATATTGATGATAATGCAATTAAAATTAAACTATGTTAACCTTGTATCTAAAATGGAATTGAATTTATGAGTTTTATCCATCATAATTATCTCGGTGATATTGATCTGACAAAAAAAGAAACGAATGGCATCCGTCTCTATAATCTTCCAAATGGAGACTGGGTGCCTTCTATTACGTCTGTAACTTCTTTCTACAACCGACAGATCTTTGCTGATTGGCGCAAGCGAGTTGGTATTGAAGAAGCAAATCGTATTACCAAGAAAGCAACTTCCCGTGGTACAGACTTCCATGCGGCAACTGAACTCTATATGCTAAACAAAGAGATTGATTGGAATGAGTTCAAACCTCTAACCAAGATCATGTTTGCTCACGCAAGACCATATCTAGACAAGATAAATAATATACACGCTATAGAAAGGACTCTGTATTCGGAGTACCTTGGTCTTGCTGGTAGAGTTGACTGCATTGGTGAGTACGAAGGAGAACTAGCAGTCATTGACTTTAAAACATCTGAAAAAATTAAACCTGAGAAGTGGTTAGAAAACTATTTCGTTCAAGAAATGTTTTACGCCTCTGCTTACTACGAGATGACTGGCATCTCTGTCAAAAAACTTATCACTATTATGGTTACTCCTGGTGGTGAGGTCAAAGTATTTGACAAACGCAACAAAGGGGACTATATTAAACTACTAGTACGGTATATTAAAGAATTTGTACATCACAATACTAGGTCAGAGAATGGAGAATGAACTAGAAAAGGAATTAGAAAAAAAGTTTTTCTGTCCCTCCAGATTCGCACAAGAGATTGAACACCTTGTTCAATATAATGAGGATATGAGTTACATTGATGCGATCATTCACTTCTGTGAGAAGAACAGCGTTGATTTGGAGTCGGTTCCTAAGTTAATTTCAAAACCATTGAAAGAAAAACTTAAGTACGAAGCAATGGAACTTAATTTCTTAAAGCGAAGTTCCAGGGCAAAATTGCCTCTTTAATCCATTTTTGGGGGAAAAAAAATCCCGGCAAAAATTTGACCCTATTAGGTTTTTTATGATGCCTTTTGATGCCTATAAACAATATCTCTCTTTAAAAAACCACTTTACAAAAGAGAAGTACGACTACCATAAGTATTGTGGTAAGAGTCGTGCAACTGTTCAGTCTTTTTACAAACGAAAGGATCGCTTTTGGTTTGAGAAGTTAGCGAGAAACAAATCAGATCAAGAAGTAATCGAGTTCTTTATATCTAACTTTATCACCTGCACTGATCCAAGTAAGCTTTGGATAGGAGAAATGATCCGCGAGGGTGAAGGTAGATATACTTCATGGAAGAAAAGAACTCAGTCTCTTTCGTATATGTTTAAGGAAGAAACAGAGAAGGTCTTTTCAGATCACAATTTTGATGCTATGTTTTCTATGGATGATTCTCGTCATCCAGACATTTTAAAATCATATCTTAGGGATGACATATCAATTGAAACCCTAGTCATCCTTGATAGAATACTTGGGTTCAGAAAAGATTGGGACGACAAGTTATCCGATCCAGTGTGGGAAACCGTCAGTATGAGGATGAAAAAATATTCTCCATTCCTAAATATTGACGTATCTCGTTATAAAAAAATTCTTAAACAGGTTGTATTAGATAAATGAGTTTTTTCGATTCCGATGTAGTCCGTGCAGAAATGACGGAGATAAGTGAGTTGCAAGAGGATGTTTATCGTAACGTCTTTAAGTTTCCTGAAATGAATCGGGAAGAGAAACTTTTTCATGTGGGTATGCTTGAGAAACTTTTGGATAAACAAAAGATTCTTTATACTAGGTTGAGTTTATCTGATGACCCTGAAGCAAAGATGATGAAAGAAAGAATCGTTGATTCTGCACAGATGATGGGTCTTCCACCCAACGTTGACATGCAGACAATCTTTAACAACATGTCCAAAATGCTGGACGTAATGAAGGAAAAGATTGACGAAGACGGTTCCGACCTGTAGAATACAGAGGTACACACAAGCCAAATCCGTACAAATCTAACTAATCCTATGTCTTTCGCAAATCTTAAAAAGCAATCCTCTCTTGGTTCCCTGACCTCCAAACTGGTCAAAGAAGTTGAGAAGATGAATAATACTAGTGGCGGTGGAGATGACCGCCTGTGGAAACCAGAGATGGACAAGACAGGTAATGGATATGCAGTTATCCGTTTCCTCCCTGCCCCTGAAGGAGAAGAACTCCCTTGGGCAAAGATGTACTCCCATGCCTTCCAAGGTCCTGGTGGTTGGTACATTGAGAACTCCCTGACCACTTTGGGTCAGAAAGATCCCGTGTCTGAGCACAACCGTGAACTCTGGAACAGTGGTCTTGATTCTGATAAGGACACCGTTCGTAAGCAGAAGCGCAAACTGTCCTACTATGCCAACATCTATGTTGTCAAGGATGCTGCTAATCCTCAGAACGAAGGTCGTGTCTTCCTTTACAAGTTTGGTAAAAAGATCTTTGATAAGATCATGGAAGCAATGCAACCTGAGTATGAAGATGAAACTGCCATCAATCCTTTTGACTTCTGGCAGGGTGCTAACTTCAAACTGAAACTGAAGAAGGTTGCAGGTTACTGGAACTATGATTCTTCTGAGTTCGCAGCACCCGCACCCCTGCTTGATGATGACGATGCACTGGAAGCAGTATGGAAGAAGCAGTATTCTCTGACTGCTCTGACTGCTGCAGATCAGTTCAAGTCCTACGAGGATCTTGAGAAGCGTCTGAAGATGGTTCTTGGTGCCAAAGCACCTGCTCGTCGTTTTGATGAAGAACTGGAAGATGAGAGCGAAGGTCGTGGTTCCTTCACTCCTAACTTTGAATCAAGCAAGCCTCCTGCTGCTGATTTCAATGCACCCGATATCACTCCAACTAAGTCTACTGACTCCGATGAAGATGATGCTCTGTCCTACTTCCAGCGTCTTGCTGAAGAATGAGATGGACTTACGAGAGAGTATGTCTCACTCTTCTTGTGATTGCTACTTATTACAGTCTATTGTTTAATTAAAAAGTCTGATATTATCAGCACGCTTCAAGGTTCCGCTCACATACTGAGTGGAACCTTTTTCATATGTCATTATCTCCTCTAGATCATCTTTAACTACATTAAGGTAACTTGGTTTCAATATAAAAATGGTTCTCTTATCGGTCTCTAATCTATCTTCGTACTCGTAATTTGTAACTGCAACAACAATATCAGTTTTAAATTCATATGCATCGGTTTCAGAATCATAGAAAGTTAAAGTATAATCTGAATCAACTTGAAGACCTGCAGGTAGAACAACTACACCTTGACTATTCTTAACTTCTAGAGTTTCGTAGTGATGAATTCCATTATAAAGAGTATTGTAATCTCCATACTTATTTAAAACATACTCATTAAATAATTGTTGAGACATTGGCCATTCACTTTGAACATTTAAAATATTATTGCAAATAAGAACTACCCAATCCAAATTAGGATTTCCGTAAACTTCGTTTGCTACATTATCTGGTCTATCATCTCCTTTGATATTATATTTGTTAAAGAATGATAAATTCTGAAAAATATCTTCTCTGAGTTTTCCTCTTTTAAAAAGATTTTTTACCTTAGAGTATTCACCAAGAACAGCATCCTTGGATCTGCTTACATATTCAAGATCTGGAACCTGACGGAAGTAATTAGACATTTTTAGTAACCTATTTCGGTATCTGCGTTATTATCAAGATCGGTGTAATCACTGTTAAATATTGGTTCAAGTTCTTGGAAAGTCATAGAGATTTGGTATGAGGTCATCACACCATCTTCAAAGGTGGCATAGTTTCCATCTGGAGTGTACTGAACACTAAACCCAGTCAAAGCACACTCTTTTATTTTACCTATGTATGGATGTTCTTCTCCACTGTCACCTCTGAATTTATATTGAATTTTAAATGTATGAGGTGATTTAAGAAATATATTGGAAGGTGTGGTAATGGGAGACATTCCCTGCTTGAAGAATCTAATAATCTTAATTACTTGTTTTGCTTCATCAGCACTTCTTGGAGAAAGTTTAAATGTGAAGTTGAATGGTCTTAAAGTTGGAGCCTGGAACAGAAGTTCCATGTTTGGATTAATGACTGCTCCAGTTGTTCTTGTTAGTAATGATCTAACACCAGTTGCTGAACCAGCAAATGCTGCAGCAATGGCAGTTTTAATATCTTCTCTCCCAGCAGAAACTCCACCAGCAATAGACTCTGCTGCTGCAGTTGCTCCTTCAACACCACCAGAAGTAAATCCAAGTGCTGCTTGTGCCATTGCTAATTTTAGGGGATCCATTTCATCAGAACCCCAACTAACAGCACTATTGTCAGAAATTCCACCAGGGACTGGAAGAATAACACTTCCTATTATGTTTTCATTAGATGTGGATCTTCTTGCAGCAAATCCAACACCACTAAAATTTTTTGGTGCATATTTTAGCATATTGAATTTGATTATATCTTGTTTTGATTGTCCAATATCTACAGGATAGATTAAATTTTTTGGAAAATCATTTCTTGTTTTATCTGATGCTGATGATCCTGCCTCTGTTGCTGGTTGTGAATTATCTCCCGTTTTTCCCTCATTTTTAGCATCATTGCCACTTCCGCCACCCGCTTTATCTACTGCTTTATCACCACCAGGATCGACTGAATTTGCTCTTGCTTTATCTCCAGCATCCTTAGTTTGTGCTCTGATCGATTGTCTTAACTGAGAGTCTGGATTTTGTAGTGCTTTCTTTTCCCCTTCTGTAGCCGTAGATAAAACTGTATCATTGGTAATATTTCCATTCTTATCGGCAGTAACCTCTTGAACTTTTACTGTGTTACTTCCATTTGCATCAGATCTAAATGTTTCTCTCTTTACGCTACCATCCGCAAGCGTAGTAACCTCCGTTTTATAATACCTCTGCACACTCTTTGTCGAGGCTCTACCTTGCTTTTCAGAAACTTTTACTGGTGCAGGTTTGCTAGTTGCCGATGCCATCAGATATGGTGGTTTTTATTTATTTAGGACAAATTTTCCATATTGTAATGAGAGTAGATCATCAAGTTCTTCTAGATGCACAATGTAAACTTGAGTGCCTAATTCCTCCCAGGTATATTGCCTATACTCTTGATGGTGAAAATTAAGTCCACGAAACCCCCATTGAAATAACTCAGTCACTGCAACTAATGGATTTTGATCGTAACTTATATTGGGAGTCTTTGCATAGTATTTGAAAGTACAAATGTTTCCTTCTTCTGGTATTGGAGTTGCCGTATCATTTAGTGCATACATTATCAATTCCATCCGGTCATTGACATCAAATTCAGATTGAATGTCCTGTATTATGGGTTCGATACGGTTCATTTGATACCTAACTCGTCTTCTGTGATGATCTTGAATTCAATTCTTCTATCATCACAAAACTCTTTTGCTGCTTTCCACTTTGCTTGATTTACAGCATAAGTTTTGCACTCATAAAAATACGATTTTGTTTTTCTCTTCGGTTGTTTTGGTGGTGCTGTTTGTTTTTTTGGTTTAACTTCAATCACATATGTTTTAATCTTCCCAGAACTTTCTTTTAATTTTACAATAAAGTCTGGAAAGTATTTGTGAACACGATTGTCAACGGGAGAAATATATGGTATGTAAAACTCTTCACTGCCCCACTCTATTATATTCTCACTCAAATCACACCAGCGACAAAAATGACGCTCCCAACTACTTCGACAGATAATGTTATTTGGATTGCCTTTATATTTTTTGGGATAAGATGGTTTGTAGATACTCTTATTACTTTCCGCCATACATAATATATAAGGTCAAAAAGTATTTATAAATGCCTGCCCCAAAAAGAGTTTCACAGATTAAATCTCAATTATTAAGACCTGCTTTAACTTCTCACTTTGAGGTGGAAATTCCAGTTCCACCAGATCTTAGAGGTCAGTTGGGAACACAACAAGATACTCTTAATTTAT